CATGCCTCTGGCTAATCTAGCCTCGAAGACCGCATAGTCTTCATCCGCCGTTCGTTGTTGCTTGGCATGCGTCTTATCACCCTGCGCCTCTGCTGACACCATCACTTGTGCAATGATTCTCTTTTCTTCAGCTTCAGCCTTGCCTAGGTTGTACTCCGCGTTGGCTATCCGCTTTCCGGCCTCACGCATGTTCTCAGCAAAATTTTCTGTATCTTCCATTAGCTTTCCTTTGAATAATTAATATAAAATTTTGGCTTGGAACCTTTGCGCTCTTTAAACTGCATGCAACCTGAGTCGAATTCAAAGCCAACCTTTCCTTCCCACTGGCCGTTTCGGTTTTTCAGAACTTCGAGGTATGAGTCCCACTGTTTGGTATATTTTTCATCCGGCTCCTCGCCCAACATCTCTGCCTGAGCAAGCATTTCGATCTTCTTTTTATTTTTAAAAATCATAACGACGCCGTCACTCAAATCTGTGACCGAGCCTGAACCCTTAATGTCATATTTATTTGGAGCTAGATATTCGTTCTCACCTTTGCGGACATGGGTGACTAAAAAGATCGTGACGGGAAAAGCCATCTTAAAATTGACTAACTGCTCAATGAATTTTTGCTGACCCTCATAATCGTCCTGTCTAACCATATTGGTTAGTGAGTCAATGACAAACATGTTGATGCCGTAACGACGGTAGGCGTACTCGAAGCAATCCATTAGATCTTTTGGCTTTGGAGTCAACTTATCCACAAAAAGCCATAGGTTAGGTGCCAGCCAGTCTAATATCGCCTTTCGGTAAGGTTTGGGGGGTGTTCCTACGCCGGCGGCTTGGCGCATCATCCTGCCAAGAGTTGCTCTAGCCGGCATCTCCATTGAGGCAATTAACACTTTCTGATCTTGCTCGACGGCATTTAAAGCAATCTGACCTAGAATTAACGACTTTCCGTGGCCGTTGATTCCACCAACCAACCATAGTTCATGGGGCCGAAACCGAAGATCCTCCTCATCAAGCTTTGCCCAGCCTGAACCGAATCCTGCGGTGTCTTCCTCAATACTAAAAAACTGATCAAGGTCATCTTCAAACTCGATCACTGATCTGAGTGTTGATGGATCTTTCCATACCGCTTCGTCATAGGCACACTTCAGCACAAACTGAGCATGTTCATACGCCGCGTTTGGACTCTCACCCGTCATCAAAAGCTCATTGATATCCTTGGTCGGTAGGTTAATCCGGAAACAGCGGTCACCTAAACGACTCATAATTTCTGCGGCGGCAAGCTCCCCTTGTTCATCCATGTCGGTAGCTATCAAGATGCGCTCGAATCGGGCAAGGTTCTCGTACTCAGCCTCAATCCATTTAGTCTGCTTGGCCCCTTTGCCTCCGCCCATTGGGACTGATAGGGCTGAAAATCCAAGCTCACTACAGGCAATGGCATCCCATTCGCCCTCGGTGATCCAGACTTCCCTAGCATCAGCCGGCAGTGCATGCCAACCAAACAAGATTGGCTTTAAATCTTTTTGTGTCGAAGGGTTCCCATCATGATCCATGGGCTTCGTCTTAATAAATACAAGCTCGCCAGAGGGATCGTGAAAAGGGAATACAACATCCTTACCGCCCCTCGTATCAGTTTCATAGATCTTGTATCGGAAACATATCTCCCCTACGTCCTTGAAGCCTCTCTTCTCCATGTATCCGTGGAGGATATTGCTATTGTCTTGCTCTGGGAGTTTAGGCTTGGAGTAGGTTTTATTTTTTACGCCGCTGAATTTTTTTGCCGGAGCGCCATCGCGTATATTGAATCGCTTCTTAGCCCAGTCCATCGCATCAACTAGGCTCAGGCCCATTGCAAACTGAATTAGGTCGAGCATATCTCCGCCCTCACCTGTCGCAAAATCCATGTACTTTCCGGCCTGTTCTCCGTGTAAGTACACCGACATTGATCTGCCCTTCTCGCCACTGATCGAGCCAACCTTGTAACATCCAGATTCAATCTTTCCGTCTGGGTAAAGCTCTTGACAGATTCCGGAGGCATGATCACCGAGCTTTTTAGATAGATCGCGGATGTCCATCATTTGACGGCTCCGAGCAAATCATCTCGTCTTGCAAGATTCTTAAATTGCTTTAAAGCATCCCACGTAGGGTCTCCAATTCTCTGCCACTCGCGGCTTATAGCAAAACTGACAACTGAAGGGATGTCGAATCCAGCCTTAACCATCAATTCAAAATCTTTAGTTTGTCGAGTTATAGTTGACTTAGCCGGCTGTCTACCTGAATTGCCTTTACGCTTGTATTCCCACCAATCATCCCAAGCTAATTTGTTTATCCCGTCGGGTTTTTGAAGTAGCGGCTTTCTTTCTTCTAGTATTTCTTTATCTATCTTTATACTTAGGTCTTGATTATCCACATCTGGCTTATCCACTTCTGGAAATCGACTATCTGGTGTAGTGGTTTCGTCATATACCTCCCAGTCCCAACCATCAAGCTGTCCAAGATCATTTCTTTTGATTTCTCTCTTCAGGTATCCAGATGCCTCAAGCTCTTTACAGATCTTAGTCACTTTGTTTGTAGTAACCCTAAAAACAGTGGCTAATTGCTTGTTAGTAACCTTCCAATCTTGTCGGTGAGACAGTAAATAAACCAGAACGCCGAGACTTTCTGGGCTTAATAGATCGGATCTTCGTTTTGAAGCTGAGTTAGATCCCCTAATTAGAAGATTAGGGATAGTAGTGAAGTTTTCGTTAGGGTAAGATGCGCGTCGAAAGATCATGTAGATATATCCGTATGTTTGTTTCTATTAGATGTGCATAACTTGAATTACAAGTGTAAAACTTATCTCTCCAGATAGCTATATCTAATTTTGTACAGGCATTTTTGGCTTCGAGAGTAGAAATAATTATTTCAATCATTAAATATTTTTTTGACAGTGGTTAAATGGTGAGCTATATTTAGAATTCACTCAACCTATTAATCAAAGGAAAAGCAGGACAAAGGGGTACAACACATGGAAAAGATGACTAAAGAACAGAGGGCTTTGATTGTTAATGAAGCTCTGGATAAAGCCGGAATCCAAAATTGGGGCCGCGCTGGAATTATTAAACGCTCTATGGGTTGCTCCCCCGCAACAGCTAGCGGATGGTTAAGCGGCACTCTGCCCAAAGATGCCCATCAACTTGTTAAGTTTTCAAACACCTACGGTCTAAATGTAGACCTGTGGGTTAATGGCGAATCAAAAGCCGGTGGTGGAATCACCGTTTCTGAAAAAAAAGCAGAAACTATGTGTTCTAAGCTTCGAGAATTTGAATCAGATACGAATAGACAGCTTAGTGCCGAGCAGTTCGGCAAGCTATTTGTGCTACTTTGTCACTCGGAAGAAAAAGCTAATTTCTTGCTTGAGCACGGCGCGATCCTTAACCCTACAGGCTAAAACGCTCTGTTGTATATCTGCGATCTATGGGCTTCATGCCTATCTGGTTGTTCATCTTTAATCTTTTTATGTAAATCTCCTTCTCACGGTGTTAAATCTTAATTCATAATTTAATTTAGAAAACTCTTTACATAAGTGCATATAGTCGTGTACCTTCGATAATCCAATAACGATTAATGATGTGAAAACATAAAGAGGGATAAAAGTGAATACAAGAATGGAAACGTATTATTACGAGCTTGTCTCGCACACTGGGAGGCTGTTAACAAATCAGATGATATGGTGGTCGGATATAACAGATCGAGAAGGGGCAATGTCTAATGCCAATTAAGATTGAATACCTCACAACCCCATCAAAAATCAATGTTGACCCACCCTCTGGGAGCACCCTAGGCTATCAGCGGAGACCTTCTCTTCAGTCAGCAACAGTTTCTCGTCTTGCAAAATATAGAGCGCCAGAAGATCTGGCCGAGCTATATAAGGCGTTCAAGAAATGGGAATTAGCTAAGTACCCCCCAACCGGTGTAAAAATTAAACCCAAGGGAGTAATTCGCATAAAGTAGTATACTTCACCGTATAATTTACACCTCCAGTGTTGAATTTACATATTCAATTCGATATAGTGTATTCATAGTTAATTAATGGATGCGCTACATGGAACTGCTTACTAGATCACAAATCTGGAATACCCTCTCACAAATTGATGTCACTGAATTCTGTACTGAAACAGAAATCAGTGATGACAAAACCATCCGTTATCTCCCCCTAATGAAAGCCCACGAAATTATGATGGGTGCTTTCCCTGAGTACTCTTGGGAATTTAGCGAAGATCCTCAAGGCAGAGAAGTACATTACTTCGATGACGGTTCGGCTGAAGTCAGATGCCGGATGACCATCGGCACTCACACAAACATTACTTACCTTCCTGTGCATTATCTTGGTGACGCAGTTAAAGCGCCCAACTCCATGCAAATTCATGTTGCAAAGCAACGTGCCAGAGTTAAAGCGCTTGGGGAGTTTGGTTTAGGATATAAAATGTGGATGGTCTCGCCGGCACCTAAGATGCGTGAGGACGTTGTTGCTGAGAAGTCAGTTGAGGTTGCTGACATTGTCTCTCAAGTCGAGGCTCTATGGGTAACTACAAAGATTACTCAATCGGCTAACAAGTCCGCCGGAATGAAAATTTATCGGCGCTACTTGAGTGGTCTGGATAATCGAGGCTGGGATGATCACGACGAGCACCGATGGGAAAACCTTTGTAAGGCTAAGGGTTGGAGTGCTAGCAAGTGAAAGCCTATCTAGCTGTAGCAAAAAACAAGCATTGGGTGCAGATCGTTACTGCGAAAAATAGCGAGGATCTGTTCTGGGCTATCGATGAGTTTTCCGACCCTTACAGCTTTGTTTTTAAGTGCATCAATCAAATTCCCGTCAGTGTTGAAATTCCTTTGAAGTCGAGAAAGGAAGATGAAGGCACCTTTGTATTCAACTGCTATTCGGTGCCAAAAACTAGAGATGTACAGCTTGGCGCTTATCTC